ACCAACAAGTGATCGAGATGTTAGATTGTTCAGAGTCTCAAATTGAACGGCAACCTGTACATCCTGATTTTCGAGCTGTGAAATGGGAATCTCATCAAATGTCAATTTTGTCCAGTAGTTTCTTGGATTCATCTGAGATGTAGGGTCATTCTTGCCAACCAGAATAGTCAGTCCAGCCTGATTTTCATATGGAGTCTCAAGATCAGTCTCAGTGTAGAGTGTCTGAGAATTTATAGTCTGGATCGTCTGACCACCAATGAGAAGCCGAGAAATCTTTGGAAGGAGATATCCGACTGAGTCGTAGTATGTAAAGTTTTGTGGCGGTGGGAGAAATCCAGGAATCCATCCAGATTGTACCAGATTGAATTGGGGTACAGATGTACTAAATTTCCATGGATTTGATGTATATGCATACCGTATATCAAACCCCCAGAACGATGCAGCCTGTTCAGATGTAAACATAGCCCCATTTATATTCTGAAATGAAAAAGTGTTGTTGATGACACTTACCGATACATTTGCTACAAAGGGTTGAGCCCAATTTGCCAAAAGTTGAGTGTTGTAATATCCGTAAACTCCGATTGCACCCAGTTGCAGTGTACCATTCACATCGTAAAAATTGGAATCGAGGTTTGAACTGTATTGTGGATAGACGTATCCCTGTGCTATAACTGGATAAAGTGATCCAAGAGTCGATTTCAGAGTTATCGATTTTATGACGTCATCCCTCTTTGGGAGTGTAGAATATGCTAAATCTCCAAATTTAAGGTTTGAAGCCTGAAAAGGAACCTGAACCGTATTGGTTGTATATTCAACAATAGGACCTTCTTGTAATTCAAAGAGCGAAGGCCCTCCATAGAAATCAGAACCAGCTGAAAGTAAAAGGGCTGAAGCCATCTATAATCTATTAATTTTTAAATCCAGACTCTCCGAGCGTATATTTCATACTGAGTTTTCCCATAGCTACAGTTGCTAGATTATATGTATGTGCATATATACGTATATATCTAGTACCTGAATATGATGTAAGTACAAATGTATGCATCTGATTTGTTATATTTGACATGTATACTTCACCAGTTGGTATTGGACTCTCTGGATTTAGACTGAAAGAGTACATGTATACATTTGAATTTGGTGTCTTTGTATGGTATTCGAGTGGCTGTGTCATACTGAGATATATATTAGTACCAATATATGGACTAAGATATTCTAGACCATTCAATGTCAGACCAAGACTTATGAGATCGTCTCTGAAAGTGTATGGTGCCGTAGTAGGATCTTGAATGACCCAATAAAGTTCTTTGACATTATTCATAAATGATGTGACTACATTGAAGTTTGTCTGATTTGGATTGACTATAAACTCCAACATTTGATAGTATTGAACTGTATATATCATTGGGTGAGTTTGCATATAGAGTTTTTCTCGATCAGTCAAAAATACATATTCAACAACCATCTTTAAATTGAGTTCGCCATAGAATGGAATGGTCATAAATGTACTTGATCTATTGAATACTATTCTGACTGTACATGTTTTATCAAGTGCACAGAGTGGAATTTTCATTGTAAATGGGAGTGGTATATAGTATTCAGCCAATGCCGCTGTAGTATCCATACCAGTCAGTTGATTCAGGGCTGCCCTCTTGCCTTGTGGAACCATTGTATCATTCATAATATATAGATTTTCGCCGTACAGACGTTCGATAACCTGTTTTCCCCAACGCAATTCAATCATATTAATCATGGCTGTACCAAGTGATAAGCTTACATTTGAAGCTGTATTCCATGTGAATCGGAGAATAATCCTGTCTACAACATCACCTGATAGTGGTATATCCATTGATGTATCATCGCTAAATTCAGTTCTTGAATGCCAGTCAAATGCAAATGTCTGCCTTTGGAATGGTTCCATCTATACTTGTCATTTAGAAAAACTCGCCACACCATCCGCGAGTGTAAGAGTCTGATACCCATAGTAATATAGATTCAAACTATACACGTCCTGTATACTGTACGCACTCTTAAATGTGATATCCAGATGAGTAGATTTGTAATCCAAATGCGCAAAATTTACAGTTCCATTCTTGTCATAATTTTTTGGATCTGCAGTGAAACAATACATGTATATATTCTTAGTGGGAAGTGAGAGACCATGATCCATTGGTTGCTTGACTGAATGATACACACCATCGGGGAAATTATTCAGTAGATTTATACCGTTGAAATACATTGTTACATTATCAATAACATCAATATAGTTAGATGTTGTACCGTCAAAAAATGTAACTGGAATAGATGATGTTATATACTTTGTACTATATCCAAAGTCGTATCTATTTTGATAAAAACGAGAATCAAGAGTTTCAAATTGTTTGTTACGTATAAACCACACCATCATAGTGATTGGGTAGTTTGCAGTCAGGTGCATTACAGCTGCTCCATTATTGTACTCGAGTTGAGCCTCTCGTAACGCTGTTGGTATATCAAATGATATAGTTGATGTCATATAATAGAGCCGCTCCTCGTCAGATATTGTTACACCCTCAACAATAAGCATTGGATTTATAAGGTCAATTGCCGCTGTCGATTGGGTTATCCAAGAGAGTGGATTGAAATTGAATATGACTGAAATTTTAGAGTTGCTTGCTGCACACAACGGAAAATACGGTTTGTGTTCACCTTTGCGATGACAAAAGAAGAAATCCAAAGGAACTATATAATCTCCACCTGTAGAATTGCCAACCAAATTCTTCATTGCAAGTTGTTGATCAGCATTCAGGAAGAGTTCATCTCGTACAATGTACCAATCATCAGTGATTTGTTCGACTAAAGTACCATCTACTACAAATGATACAGTGTTGATGATAGCCCGCCCGAGAATCGGAGTGTAGTTTCCCACTGGGAGTGAAAATTTGAGGTGCATGTTTGACAAGAGATCTGGTAAATCTTTCGGAACAAGATCCACCTGTACAGTATTACCTAAATATCCACCTAAACTATTCAAGACAAGAAATCTTTGCGAAATTGCAAATGGTGTATGATTATATTTTTTTGGGACCCATTTAAAATCAGACCCCCATACATATGGGTCTTGTGGACCAGTTGCAGACAAGGCTATACGAGCACCCTCCATACTACTATTACACAAATAAACGTTTAAGGTCCTGAATAGTAAACTTTGACTTGCTTTTCGGCAACTGAGCAGACAGTCTCGGGTCATTCAGAACCTCTGCGCACACCACTGCCTTGTCCCCCTGAAGCTTCATTATGCTCTCCTCGATGCTCGGAATCTCCTCCGTCCCAGAGTACACCAACTTCTTGATGAACACCTTCTTCACCTGTCCTGTTCTGTGCGCGCGTGCAATCGCCTGCATCTCGGTAGCTGGATTCCAAGCTGGACTCGTGATGTATACTCTAGTCGCCTCCTGCAAGTTGAGGCCCACGCCACCCGCCTTGATCTGGATGATGAAGGCTGGTCCATTGGTGCTCTTCTTGAAGGCTTCGATTCTCGCCTCGCGTGAATCCTTCGCGACTGAGCCGTCTATTCTGTAGACGCTGATGTTTTCAGCAGCGAGCCGGAGCTGAATCTGATCCATCTCACCGACAAACTGGCAAAAGATGAGGCTCTTTTCCTTTGGGTGATTCTTGATGAGCTCGATCAGTGTATCGTGCTTCTTCGAAGAGCCCTCAAAGACGAGCGGGTCCTGTTCATCCTTGACCGCCATACCATCATAGTACAGCTGCGGCCAGACCATCGTCTGCCGGACGCGCAGAATGCACTCGAGGATGTGCATCGTTGTCCCCTGGTCGTTGGTACGCAGCAGCGCGCGAACCTTCTCCTTCGCCTCGTTGTACACCTCTGTGTACAGCTGCTGCTCCTCTGGATTCATCTGGAGCTCCACATTCTCAAAGTCGCAGGGGGGCAGGGCGATGCGAACATCCTCCTTGGTGCGCCGGAGGACATAGGTGTCTCGGATGACCTGGGTCTGCGCTTGAACCTGCTTCTGCGAAATGCCCAGAATGTTGCAGAGCGCCGCAAAGTCCCGAATCGAGTTGAAGATTGGGGTTCCCGAGACTATCCAGCGGATTCCAGCACTAAGGGCTCTGATGGATAGGAATGTCTTGGTCTTTGGGTTGCGAACCTCGTGACCTTCGTCGAGCACGAGGCGGTCCCACGCGATGCGGTGCAAAGGGGTGCTCTTCTCCTCTGCACGTGGCAGGAGGAGCGAGTACGAGGTGATGACTACATCCATCTCTGAGATGGCATCCGACTTTGTTGTTCGGTTCGGACCATCCCAGACGCCAACGCGCAGTATACGCCCTGAAAACTTGCGAATCTCGTCTCGCCACTGGGTCAGCACAGACTTGGGTGCTATCACGAGGGTCCGACGCTTCTGGTTTCCGAGCATCGTGGCAATCACCTCGATCGTCTTTCCGAGACCCATCTCGTCGCAGAGAAAACCACCCTTGATACCCTGATGCGTCTCGCGCTTGAGCATCCAGTCAACCCCCTCTCGCTGGTACGGCCCAATCAGGCGACCAACCAGGCGCTTCTCTGAGAGTGCGAGCGACATTTTACCCTAATCAAGCACCCTTGGACCTGAGTTCATCTGAGGCACCCTTTTTGCAGGTTAAGTAGACCTATGCCAAACAAGTCACCACTTAGATTAACTATGTTATGTTCATATAATGGTGCTAATTGTGCAAATGTATCTCTTACAGCTGGACAGTGCCTATCAGCAATATCATGAAAAAATACTAATTTGGCATACTTTGAAACATGGTTAAAATCGTTACTAGGTCCAGGATGTTCATGTAGACCATCTATAAATACAAGATCATACTCTTCTTGTACACCTTCTATTGTTGTTTGATGAAAATATTGTGATATATATATTGACATTGTAGGATGAATAAGTATATATGGATCTATAGTTTTTACTCTGATATTTGGATTTACAAAAGCTTTTAAGAATTCTACAATGACAAATGTTGTGTACCCATTGAAAGTGCCTATATCTAGATAGCTCTGTATATCTGATTCAATAAATAGTTGTTTATTATTCCATAGAAATGTAGCCAATTCTTCCGGATTTTGCCATAGACCACCATTACCTGGATCAAGCATATAGTGTTGATATTTACCATATAGATTTCTATTATCGTAAAAGAGACCTACAGTACCAATAAGTTTTGTTAAATCATCTATTGATTCAACATTCTTAATTCTATTAACATATTCTTCCATTTTGTAATACACCAATATATTTATCAAGATAACCAGATGAATCAATTAATTCTCTCTGAGTAAAGAATGCATAATGAACAATAACAAATCCGCCGTATATACAGTTCATTTTATTTAATCTTTTTGGCATCTCTACTGAGAGTTCCTGTTCCTCGTCTCTACCTACAATTCCGTTGCATAGATTACGAAAGTCTGAACCAATCCATGATAGACCATTTATCGATACTCTCTCATTGAAATATAGTTTCCAGTCACCCATATGAAAATATTCGAGTGTTTTCCCATTATTCAATTTATCAAGAACCTCATTGTGTAGATTAGCTGCAAAATTGGCATCACCCCATCCTATACTATCCATACAATTATACCCGGCAATACCTGCGTTGAGTGAAATTTTACCATTTCTCTGTAATATATGTGATATGACTGCATTGTTAAGTATAGTTGGATATATCATGAAATAGTCTGGATTATCAATTCTGAAATCGATATAACTTTTAAAAGATTCTACTGTATCTAGTAGTACTACATCATCATCAAACCGTATATATATAGTGTTATCAGCTGTACATCTTTTAAAAAAATCGTGTATTGAGTAATTACCATCTATAGGTATATCTGATTCTATAACCTTAACCACATCAGACTGTTTACTATACATCCAATTAATATCATCTTGATTAGTTGTATTTTTCCACATATGATATTCATTCACAACCCCAGCATCTATATATCTCAATATCTGGGTCAACAAAAGTTCCATGTAACGTCTTCGACCAGCTGGTGTCACAATAATTATATTAAAGCCACGATACGTCATTTATATATTATATAGAAAAAAATGACAGCTCATATCATCGTTTCATCGTACAAAAAAAATATATATTGGACTCTTCGATTACTAAAAGAAAAATTGGTTGATCATGTGTATATATATGAACATTCTGAATTAAAATTGGATGACATGATACC